TGCGTCTAATAAATCATCAATGCTGCTTAATAATAATTCTTTCTTTTGATGTGATAGTCGATTGCCATAACGATCTACAAGCATCTCTCTAATGTTGCGCAGGGCCTCATCAATCTCCGCAACTGATACATCTCCTTCAATAACAATCATGGCATTTATCTTACTCTTTGTTATTCCTTGCGCGTCTTTCTGCGAGCGCGACCACATCCTGTTCAAGATAATAGACATTCCGCCCGACTTTCTGCACCCATACGAGTTGCTTTCGATGTTGTAACTGCCTGAGGTTGTTCATTGTAATATTCAATCGAGTGGCAACCTCCTGGGCAGAGATCAACCCTTCGCTTACCATCCAGGTGCTTCTGTTCTGCTAGGCGCAACTTGACTGCGAGGTGCAGCAGAACGCACAATCTTGGGAACGATACCAATGTCAGTCGCGTTGATTTCCAAAGCCGTCTTATCAATGCCATCACGCCCCTTAAATGTAGATTGTTTCATGCTGCCCTGAACAAGAACGGTGTCGCCCTTCTTTAACGCATCGACATAAACTTCGCCTTTTTCGCCCCAGGTTGTAATTCGAAACCAAATAGTTTCGCCTTCGACCCATTCATCGCCTTTGCGCTCTCGTGGAGTGTGGGCCAATGAAAAGGTTACAAGTGCGGTATCGCCACGCCCTGTTTTTACATATTTCAACTCAGGATCAGACCCGAGGTTGCCTTTGATTGTTACTGGAATGCTCATAATGTTCCTTCCTTTAGGTCTGTAATCTTACCGTCATTTTGTAATAAGACAATGCGACCGTCAGGTAAATGCATCGGCGTGTTTTCAGGATCGGCCCAAGAAGCAACCATCCAACCTTTGTCGGCTGCGTAAGCAGGGCGCAAATGGATCGACTCAGTTCCAAGGTTGTGGCATTCATGGTGAACATAGATCAAGTTGCTGGCCGAGTCTTTGCCGCCCCTGGACTTTAATTTGCGGTGGTGAAGCGCCATCGACTCAGAAGCGGGTCGGCCACAGGTTTCGCAGTAGCCGCCCGCTCTCTGAATAACAAGATCAACCAAGTTTTGCTTAATCGTCATCCTCGTCATCCCACTCGGTGGGATCTACGGTAGGCTGATCAATTCGCAAAGGAAGCCCCAGCGGGAAATCTAAACTCATCAATACCAACCTCCTCTTAAATCGGGTCCTGCTTTGCGTTTCCAAAACTCCCAGGCTTTACATGGGGTGTTGTAGCGCTTGTAAATGTATCGAAGTCCCGCATCAATTTGCACCTGCGGATCTTTAGGCCGCAAAGGATACTTGTAATTTAACCAGGTGGAGTCGAGAAATTGTGGAATGCCAAAGGCTGATGAATGCGGGTTTTTGGCTTTGTGGTTCCATCCGCTTTCTTTATGCCACAGCAGGTCCAAACAAGCGAACTCACGCTTTGCATTGAGCCACTTCGACTCAACTTTCATCAACGCATAAGACTTGGGCGACATCGCTTTGATCTTTTGCGCATCGGTTAAACGCGGCGCTTGCGCCTCAGCGGGAGCCGCTGCAACAAGTCCAACCGCCAAAGCGGTCGCTAGAAGGACTTGTTTAGGTGTCTTAACGGCTTACTCGATCCGCCCCTTTCGACAGGCTTCGCAGAGTTTTTCACCATAGTGCCACGCACCATACGCGCAGCGGTTAATCATTTCATCCATTTACAGTTCCTCTCGGTTCGGGAATGGAGCGGGTTTATTTTACCTTGAGCGCCTTTGATAAGGGTCCTTCAAACACCTTTGAGTGTGCTTTTCCGTTGGGTTCAACCAGCACGATTTCTTGCTGCCACTTGGCAAAACCAAAGTCTACAAAGCGATCGTAAGCGTGAACAGCCTCCACCGCATTGTTGTATTTCCGAGAAAAGGTTACAGACCCATCCGCCACCACCTGGATCATGTATTCGTTGCTTTCAGTCATAGTGCCGCTCCTCCTTGTAATTAATTGTGTGTCCGCACTTTGCGCACTCCACATCGTTGTCAATATTGCCCCAATCGTCAGTCATCAAGGCCTCTTCCCATACTGCATCGCAGGTCTTGTCGCCGCAATCGCCGCAACGCTCTGCGCAAACAATCTCGCGTTCCACTTCCATGGCGTAAATACCTGATCCCATCATGCTGAACCCTGGACTCATTTGCCTTCTCCAATCACTCGGTCGATCATCGCGCTGCAAGATCCGTAGCCCAAAGCGTTGCCGTGTTCAGGCCCCACATAGCAAAGATCGCGTGTTGCGTAACTTATTAACAGGCCCAACGCTACTGCTGGGATTACTACAAACGCCACAAACCTGCGGCGGCGATAAACTGGTGCGTTATTCATAATTCATCCTTTGCCCTCGCAACGACCACCGATTTGACGGCCGCTTGTAATCCATACTGTCCCATGGCATCGGCCACTTGTAGCCACACCGCCTCGCGCATTAGTGCATTTTTGTGAGATTTACTTAGCGGGCGCTCAGGGCGATCCACGCCCAATTCGCCGTCATAGTTGATCTCAATCTCGATCTTGAATTTATGCATTAGCCCCTCCAGGTTTTGGTTTCGTAGTTTGTGAGAATTAGGTGGCAGTTAAAAGCCCGATCCCAAACGGTCTGCGTTTCGCAGTTTTGCGTGGTCAAATATGCGCGACAGAGAAGTACCGCCATAAAGTTGTCCACCCAGTAGGCGTAGCGCCAATGAAGCATGGGCGAAGGTTCAAAGCGATTAATCTGCTCAATCCAATGGCCGCCCCACGGCATCGAAGTGTGGACCATTTGCTCGAAGTCCTCTTCGATCATGTGCAGTTTGATTTCGCTCATGCTTTCACCAGGCTCGCGTGTAGATCCGCGCAAGGCGTGCAAACCCAGGTTATAAATCTTTCGCCGTTGTCGTATTGATACCAACGGCCCACCAGGGTTTTGGTTGTGCGCCCGCACATAGAACAATCGTTCATTAGTTTGCCTCCGCTCTTGTTTCGCTATGTAGGTTTAACGCTGATGCTGAGAGTTGAAGGGCCAACTCATCAAGGAACTCGTAATCTTTGCGGGCAATCGCCGCCTCGATCTCTTGCATGGTTCTTTTCAGATCGCCTTTTATTTCAGCCCATTCTTTCTTTGTTATTTTCATTTAGATTGCCGCCTTCATTTGCGCAGCAACTTCTTGCGCTGTTATTTGGCCTTCTTTGATTTGCTTATACAAAGTTTTGCCAAAGTTACGCTCGTTTACATAGTGAAACATTGTGTGAAAAGTATTAAAAGTCATGCCTGACATTTGGTGCGTTTCAATCATAAACTTCTCTAGATTCATTTTGTGCCTTCTTTCGTTTGGGGGCTTCCGCCCTGGTAAGACATACGATCCCGTAGATTTAAAGGAAGTGCAAATATTTGTGCCACTTATTTCTAATCTTTTTTATTTATTTTCACGCGTGTTGGGCCAGGATTAGAACACCTGTTCGGATTTACCGAGGCCACACGAGGCCGACACAGCCTCGATCAGGGTCGGGCTAGGGGTAACGGCCCAAGGCTTTATGCCGCCCCGCACAAAGGCACACACGGCCTAGTCCTTTCCCTCGGCACACTCGGCGCAAATCGGTTTGTGATAACCCGCCGCCTTGAAATCCCAGTAAAAGGATCGGCCGCATTCCGTGCATTTCATTATTGAGCCTCCTGCTTTATTTGATCGGCGATGAAAAGCCGCGCCTCTTTGTAAGTTTTGAAGTCCTCGATGTGATTGCTCCCAAGGCCAACGGTCCACCAGCCATTGTCTTCCATGCGTACTGCGTAATAACGCCCCGACTGATAAGAACCCGCCCTGATCCGTTTCATGATTTCACCAGGCACAGCCCCAGGATGTGTCGGCTTTTGATTTCAGCCATGGCCGCCGCCTTGGTTGGCGCATCCTCGACCACAAAGTTGTCGAACCAGTTCGGAACCCAGGCTCCGTTGATCGGCCGACATTCGGATCGGTGGTAAACATCCCAGCCATCCTCGTGCTTCCAGTAAATAAGGTCGCAGCATCTTTTCATTAGTTTGTTTCTCCTTTCACATAAACTCGTGTCACTCGAGTGCCATCGTGGTTTTCTATTTCAAGGCATCCTTCGCCGTTGCTGAAAGGCACAAAGACAACCTTGTTGGGATTTGCGTTCATGATCTTTTTGATGCGCTTCTGTCCTGCTGGGGTGTTTGCGTCTGCATAACTTCCTCCGCAGCCACACGCACATCCAGTTTTGCCATTGTAAGTTTCTGCTGCTGACTCCAGCATCTCAATTGTTGATCGCATTAGTTTGCCTCCATTAGTTGCTTCATGATTGCATCAAGTTTTGCCTTGATGCTTTTGAACTCAGCCTGGCTGATTTCGGTGGTTGGAACGATTGTGAAGTGTGTGGTGAAATATTTCTTTGAGAAATCTTTGTGCGCTTTTTGCGCTGCCTCGTGTGATCCGCAGAAAGATGCGTAGCCCGAGGTAATCCAATGCTCTCCAAAGATAACCGCAAATGGAAACTCGCGATTGGCGCTGCTGCGGATGATGATCTTGTCATCAAGTTCTGCCTTGTAAAACTTTGTCATTAGTTTGCCGCCCTCTCTGCGATCATCTCGCGGGCTGTTTGTAAATCTCTCGCGATACCGATGAAACCGTAGAAATCCCAGTCGTATGCAGCAATTTGTGTGCAAAGACGCTCTCCGTCTTGATCGACCTCTTCAACGGTCCAAACATAAGTTGATCCTGAAACTTTAAAGAAGCGATTATTAACTATCGCGTAGCGAGTCAGATTAAAATTATAATCCGAAGTTAATCTTGAATTCCACTTTGCTGTTCGGCTAAGTGTTACCTGTGTCATTTCTGTGCCTTTCGTCTTTGGGGGCTTTCGCCCTGTTGAGACATACATTAGTGGTTTGGGGAGAAACATCCACTTTAAAAGGCACTTTTTTGCATTTATTTTACGCGTGTTTTGCTGTGAGTTTTATCCACATTCGGACATTTAGGACCTCCAAAGCCCAACTTCCAGGAATGGGGCCGTTCCGTAGACCTTTACGGCGTTGATCTCGGTCACCTGGCCGTCATCTAAATAAGCGATGGCAGTCATTGAGTCGAGAACGGCGCGGATCAATTTATCTAGATCAGGTGCAACCGTTGGCGATGATCGTTTTACCGTTTTTGGTTTTGGCATTGAGAAAAGTAAATCTAATTTAACTGCACCAGGTTCGGGCGTGCATCCAGCGCGGCGTGCTTCGATCGCAACTGCCGCTCGCCAAACCGCTAACTCTGCTCCCTTGTTATGAACTACATGGCCGTTGAAAACTCTCATCGAACCTTGCGGAACAGGAAGTCCGTCTACTCTGAAACTGATCACACCTCGATTGTAACCGCATCGTAGAGACATGACCATTTCTGCTGGCCTTGCGCGTCTACCATCGCCGCATCTATAAAACCAGCGTGATCAGGTTCGGACACCGATTTAACAAGCCAGCGATGATTGCCAATGACAACTGTGTCACCACTCTGCACCAGGGTCGGCATAATTACTCGTGTACTCATTTCAACCTCCAAGTTGTAATGGTTACGAGAAGTGTAAGGGTTACAAGTTGTTTCTGTCATCTTTTCAGAGGTTATTTCCGTAAAGATTTCATAAGTATTTCCCGCAGGTTTTCAGGGGCTGGAACCGCTTGCGCTGCCTGTTCCTCTCGTTCTTTCTGCCAACGCAGAGTTTCTTGACGATCTTTCTCTGACTTTGCCTTGGACTCAACCAACTCCTTCTCGCGCCGTTCCTCGGGAGTTAAAACCCGAGGCGGCAACAGCGAGTCGTTCCACCGTTGAGCATTCAACCAAGTAGCGGCGTGGGCCGTAAAAGATGGGTGGCGGTTTGGATCATCGGCGTAGCGAATTGCTCCTGCAAGGATTTCATCGGCCGACTCAATCTTGATCGCTTTAAGCCAGGCTTTTAACGCAGCGGCTTTGCCGACCTTGATCGGGTAATACTTCCAAAACAAGTCGAACTCAGGTGTTTCATTGGATGGTTTAATAGGGTGGTTCATGGGGCGTGAAAGTCGCCCCGTAGGTGTCGCCAAAGTCGCCCCGTTGATGGCTTCAATGTCGCCCCGCTCCTCGCGGGTAGACTCTGTGTCGCCTCGTAATCTTTTAATATTTATCGTGTATCGGTGGGGTCTGCGATCCTCGCGGCAATTGGCGCTGCCCCCAGCACCCTTTTCCATCCAAAGATAACCAGCGGCGACCAGGCTATTAACGGCCCTTTGAACGGTCCTTATTGAAATGCTGGCCTTTGCCGCGATCGTTGCCTGAGAAGGCCAGGCTTCGGTTCCGTCATCAGAGGCATGATCCGCGATTACGAGCAGCACCATCTTTTCTACGGTTGGCAAATCGGTCCGCCAACATTCCGACATTAATCGAATGCTCATAAGTTTCCCTCACTTCTTTATAACTGATGCCAAACAATTCCAGCGCTTTAATCGCTCGGCCTAACTGGATCGGATACTTGTCAGGATCACCAACTGACCGCCGTTCAAGACTGGTCAAACCTCCCCACACCCCAAAGTCCTCGTTGCCAAAGGCGTAGGATAAACATTCTCTTTGGATCGGGCAACGACCGCAAATCGTGCGAACAGCGTTGATGTATCGGTAAGCGGCATGATTTCTCTCCTCTTCCACTCGATAGAATAACTCTGTATAAGTACCTCGACATTCTGCCGACTCCCAGTCTATTTCTGTGTACTCGGGCATCCCACCTCTCCAGTCGGGTCGTAGTAATCGCAATAAGAAGCACAGAAGTTTAAGCGTTCTGTTGGCTCAGGTGCTGGTCCGTTTAAAGCAACAAGCGCTCTAAGATCGTTGAGCCAGGCCAAACCTTCAAGAGCCAGGGCTTCATCATAAGGTTCAACATGGGCGCGGATCTCGTTCATTACGCCATCGCGTGGGATCGCAACCAAGGACACATGCTTAACTTCATGACCGTTTTGCGCCAGTAAATAACCGTAAACCTGCACCTGCATTCGCTGCTGCATCTTGGGAAAGTAGCGAAGCGATGTTTTCTTGGTGGTTTTCCAGTCCACAACGATCCCGAGGTCCTTGATAAATAGATCAACATGGCCCTTTAGGTTCCCAAAAGTTACCTCTTGTTCAATGATGAAGTTATCGCCAAAAGGGTCCTCGCGCTTGATCGCCTCAGCAATGCCAGCGTGAATAAAAGTTCCCAGGATCGAAGCCAGCGGCTCGGTGTCCGTGTTGATCTTGGGGCTTTCTTTTAGGATGTGATAAACCTGACGGCGACAACCGCCGATGGCTGACGGCCCAACTTCTACTTGTTGCGATCGGTCACGCTGAGAGTCAAAGGCCACCAGCGATTTAATAAGCATTCCTTGTAGGTCAATTGTCATCGTCATCCTCTTCCACTTGTTTCATAAACTCTTCAAATGCAGCAAGAACTTCCTGCGGCGTTTTGTATGTGTTGCTGTTTTCAGCGATGCGTTCGGCCATTTTCCAATCGTTAGGATCGATGGCCATTAACTTAATTCCATACTGCTTCGGACTGAAGCACTCATGGATCGAGCGATTTCTACCTGGGTTTTTAACCGCTGCACATTTGCTCGGGCTGCTTTGACCTGGGCTTCCACGGTGGCGATCATAAAGTGCTGCTCGGCGTTTTCTATAATCGCCATGTCCTCGCGCTCGCCGACCGTGTAATTCTTTCCAGTTGGCGATGATTTACTAGCCCAAGAGATGCGGCTGCGTGCCATAGCAACCTCATATTCGGCAGTCTTTTGATGAAATGCTTGTTCGGCTTCCACCAGGCTTTCATGCCCTTCATCGACTTCCTTTGATAAAGCGTAAAGCCGCGCTTCAATTTGCTGGGGAGTCACCACTTGGTTCATCAACCGCCTCCTCATCTTGTACAGAATCTTGTACCAGTTTTAATCCAGCGGTCTTTTGCCGCTCTTCCATTTCGATCACTTTCTTTGCATCGTTTGTCAGGTTAAATGGATCAGGAACCAACTGGAAGCCAGCCTTATCCATGGCCTCTGCCAAGGTTTCGGCAAAGATCCCATTTAACTCAGCGGCCACGGCCCTGATCCCCAACTTGTTCATGTGGACCGATACCACAAACCCAGCGCTTGGTTGAAACTTCTTAGTCTTGTCGCTCATAATTTACCTCCACAATGTTTACAACTTTTGATTTTACGAACAGATGTCTTTCGACCGTTGACAGAATTTAGCCCAATATAAACAGCGCATTTTCCACGCCGTTCCACAAGCCGTTCAATCAATCCTTCTTTATGCAGAACTGAAAGAACGCCCGAGGCTTGGCCGTGATGCCAGCCTGTTTGATCGGCTAGTTCTTTCCAAGTCATTCCATAAGTTTTGGATGCGCTAATCATCCGCAAGGTGACATTTTGACGACCCTTTGTAGTTCCATCAATGTCCTCCTGGGCTGCGCGATCGTGGCTGGTTTGTGTTCCCGACCAGCCTGAAGTGCCAGCGTATGGAGTGAGCGGAAGTTCAAGATTGCCTGTCATGCACTTAGTTCCGCAACTCGAGCATTAATTACATCCTTGAGCGTGGTTCCGTTGATTGGCGCATCGATAATCTCCGCGCTACCAGTCCACAACTCGCGCAACTTGTCTTTGTCACTCATCGCTGCAACCGTCTGAATGGCTGCTTCGGCAAGTTTTAATTGATCATCGGTCCAGGAGAGTTTCTTGACTGATGTTTTGCGCGGTTCGGCTTTGTAGCGTTCGACCTTTTGCATCTCTTCTTGCGATGGTCGCTTTCCAACTGGTGCGCCAAGGCAAAGGACTGAGTTACTTAAACAGCGCCCAATGCTGGAAGTTTCGCAGTTCTCAAGGGCTGAGGTTTTATTCACAAAGCCAGCGCCAACAATCTCCTCGGCAAAACCTGTCGAGTGCGGCGTTGGGTCTTTCGGATCAAGGTACAAGAATGACTTACAAATGAAACGGCGTTCATCCTGATAAACAAGTTCTGTAAGCAATCGGGCTTGTGGGTATTTTTCGTATAGTCGGCGCAAACGCGACTCGACCGTTTCGTAGTCTTCCAGGCTGTATTTCTCGGCCATGGGCCTTCCTTCCGTTAAGGGGCTTTCGCCCTGGTGCGCATAGATTGGCACAAAGATTACAGAATTGGAAGGACCCCTCGATCGGGCGCGGCGCATTCATTACAGGCGAGATTACGGGCATAATTTGGCCAAGGAGGTCCCCAAATGGCTTATTCACAAATCTCGATCCGACTCGGTGGCCTTGCCGTGGAGTTGGGAACTGAAGCCCAATATCCCGACATGGTTTCTGATCTAACCAGCCGTTGCCTTTCCACATTCAAAGAAGCGATGGATAAAGCAAAAGAAAACGGCGTAGACATCGCCGACATGCGGTTAATCACTAGCGATTACGGTGATGATTATGAGGATGATTAATTCTTTAATCTAACCAAACTTTGTAGGCGGCTGTCACGCGGCCTTTTACTGGATCAATAAAGTGAAGGCGTTGCGATGGAGTTGCGCTGGCTGCAAGCATCACACCTGCATAACGATTGTCGGACTCTGTTGAGCCTGTTTGATAAACCGCTCCAAGTCCGTTGGCCATCGACCATTCTGCGTGCGTGTGATAGTGGCCAATATAAACATCTCTGAACTCCCAAGGGTAAGAACCCGAGCGCCACTTGTTTGCGTGCTGCACGATCGCGCCAGGGGAAGCAAAACCGTTGCGGCCCACTTCGTCACCGTGGATCAAGAGCGCTCGGTAGTTGCCGATCTCGATGCGCTGAATATCCTCGGGGCAGTCTTGCCAAACTAAACGCTTCTCACCTTGGAGCAATTGATGCGCCAACTCATAACACATTCGGTCAAAGTTATCCGATCGTGGAACATTGTCTCGCTTTGATCCTATTCGGCCGTGATTTCCCCACTCGGGAACAACCGTGACCTTTTCATAATTAGCCAAGGCAAAGCGAACAACATCAACACAAAGGCGTGAAACATTTACATATTGCTCGAACAAGGTGCTGTCGATCTCGAAGGCTTGGCTTGGAAAGTTAAACAAGCCTTCAACCATGTCGCCGCCAAAGGCAATAGTCACTTCTTTTACAGGATGATCAGCGCGTTGAATGTCTGTAATTCTTACTGCTTTCTCCGCAAATTCCATCACGCGTTTGCGCATTACTTGAGAGTTGTAACTAGCGGTGCGTTTAGCACCCTGCCAATCGGTCATGTGCCAAAGGGCAACTTCACCCCTGGCTTTACGCTTATCAATTGTGATTGTTGGAACTGGTGTTATCTTTCCAAATGTAAGCATCGCATCGTAGGCCGCTTGGCGAGTAGCAAATACCAGGTCCTCGTTGCGTTCTTTAGATTGTTTCAGTTGCTTCTGAAGTCGAAGCATTGCCTGGCGCAGTTCTTTTACATCGTTGGACTCAACGCCCTCGGGCATCTCATCAAATTGATCTTTAAGACTCATCGAGAGCGATCCGTTTCCCTAGTTCCGAATAGCCCGCTTTATCGTTCCAAGAGTCCTCGTGAGTTGGGTTGGTTGCGCAGCGGATCGTTTTAAGAAAGTCCATCATTAAAGCCACTTGATGCGGTGGAATGTCCTCGATGTTAAGAATTGCGCCCCATCCCCGCCCGATGGCCGTGAAGTTATCAACAGCCTCACCGTACATTCTGCGGCGTTCTTTTAATAACGCATCTATTCCTTCGGACATCTACAAGTGCCGTTTCTATGAAGTCGGATCGTATCCGAACTGCACTTATGCCCATCTGCTCGCAACGCTTGAACTACTAAGTTTGCAGGATAGTTCTTTGCCCAAGCATCGTCTAGAGCCTTTTGATCCTCTTTACTTAATTGGTTATACATTTCTTGATACGCGCAATACTCTGATCCCCGCCGAGCAACCGATCGCTTGGCCAGGATTTCTATAAATTTGTCATTAAGCATCATGCCTCCTCGAGCCTAAAGGGTACCTTAACAGTTATGAAAGAGAAAGCACCCGACCTCGGGAGAGAGTCGGGTGCAATTCGCTGCCGTTACTTAGTTTTCTTTGCAGACTTCTTTGCGAGCGCTTTGATTTGCGCATCTGCTGCATCAGCGATGAAACCAAATGAGGGGTCTTTTGGATTGATTGCGCGGATTGCAGGTCCAGCAATAGCGGCCAATCCCGCAATAAGGATGGCTTTCAGATCGGTTTCTCCTGCGGAATATACGGCGATGGCCGCAACCACAAAGGATCGTGCGTATGACTCAAGTGCTGCTTTTAACTTTGCGTTCATTTTGTCTCCTTGAACTTTGGTTTACCGAAGCCCACAATTGCTACAGGCTGCGATTTGACTAGTTTGCTTCCGTTCTTTTTCTTATAAGCGCGAACCTTCAAGCAGCATTCGCCGCCATTTCTTTGGTTGCCTTTCTTGTCTGCGGCAGTATTGCCCTCAACACAAGTGATCGTTCCGTTGCCGTTGTCTTTAACAACGATGCCCACATGGGAAATGCGGTCAATTCCATCTCCTGGAAAGTCAAAGAAAACAATGTCGCCTGGAAGCGGGGTTGCTTCCTCGGCCGCTTGCCATTGACCTTTATCCAAGAAGGCTTTAGCCCCTGCTTGCGTAGACACACAGTTTGGGATCTTTAACGCCACTTGGTTTGCGCACCACATTACAAACGATCCGCACCAGGGTAGAAAGTTAGCCTTTGTAAATGCGCCGTACTTAGTTTCGTTGTCTTTTGGTCCTTCGATAGTTCCCACTTCTTTAAGTGCAACCGCTACTAACTCATCGCGTTGGCTCATCGATTTCACCCTCCTTTGGTTTAGGTTTAGATTTTAACCCATTTGCGCTCAATATGCCTGAAAGCGTTCCAGTCAGAAACACGCAAAGAGTCGACACAAGATCAATGAAAGCAGCATCGTTTGGGGCTTGTGCCATAGGTTGTGTTACAAATACCAGCGCGTAAAGCATGGCAAACACCGATCCCGCAAATACCAAAGCAAGCAGAATTCCAATAGTCACAATCAGCCGAGCGTGCAGTTCCTCGGGTGTGAGTCGTTTTCTAGCCATTGATTTCCACATTCGGTAGTAGGTCCTTTGTGCATTGGCCAACTGCTTCGCATTGCGGTGGGTTGCATTCGGCTTTCTCCCAGTTAGCAAATTCTTGGCAAGGGTAGCGCGTATAGCCTTGATAACCACAGCCGCTAAGACTAAGCGCGATTAACCAGCAAGCGATAAATCTCGTCAACGCGGTTCTCCAGCCGTTTAATTGTGTCACCCTGTCTGTTTTGCTCATCTCGAAGGCTTGCGCCTCCATTTGGTTTAAGTTCGGATAAATAGTGTTTTACTAAGAAGCGAACCGCAACGGCCAACGATCCCAAAAGAGTGCAGACGGCCACTCCGATGCCAAGCCATTCATTAGGTGTCATGGTTTAAATTGTAACAATTATAAAGCGGTTTGGGTTAACTTGTACCAAGCCGACCCATCCCAATAAACAAGACGGTCAGAATTAGTGTCGTAGAAAATGTCGCCCACGCGAGGGTTAGAAGGATTACCTGCGGCAAAGTTGAAATTGGGAGCGGTGAAACGGTTAGCATTTTCCAACTTAGCAATTCGGTTACTCAGATCGTTAAAGAGCGACTGCATGCTTGGCGGTTGATTTATGTAAGCCATTAAACAATCTCCGCTTCTGTTCCTGTTGTTAAGGATAGGGTAACCCGCTCGGGGCCATTTTCGCCAGGTTCTACGCTTGATCCAACTATGCGGTAGATGGCATCGAGTCCGTTGGGAAAGCGATCATCTGTAATCATGATGCGAGCATCATCGCCCACTTCATAAGTTCCGTACACAGGATCAACGAACGCTGGAACTACAACTTTCATCGTGATTGGCGGCGTTACCAAAGCGTTCACCGCGCCCATGGCTAGATTGTCCAAAACAGTCTCATCAGTTACATCTGTATAATTAACCTGGTCCTCAAGAACGGCCCAACCCTCGGTGAGAATAGTTGGATGTGAAGCCGTGGAGATCAATTTGCCCTCGTTAGAACCCGCTCCAATTGCGTAGATTGTGTTAGCCGTAGTTGAACCATCCTCGGGATATTCGTACTCAACAATGTTGCCAGCAGGGAATTCAAACACGGGACAAGCAGGGTCGCCAGCGGTGTAAACAAGACCGCTTCGAGGATAGTAAGTGTTGAAATCCTTCTTGGGAAGGTTCGTGATCGCATCGTAAGAAATGTCAATGTGAAAATCAAAACCATCGGATTGGCGCGAAAGGTCCTGGATTGCCTGGAACACATTCTTTAATTCATAACTGTAGTAAACACGATCAACCAAAATACCTGAGGTTGTTTCACCCTCGGAGTTATAGCCCACGCCAATATCGCCTGAAGCAATAGCCTGGGCATCCTCAATTAGAGTCTTTGCTACAACCAACTGGTCAACTGCGCTGAAATCGACCGTCTGAGTTATGCGGCGGCGTTCAAAGTAGGAGATCCACTCGCGTGCTTGAATAGACAATGCTTGGTCTTGGCTGTTGTATTGACGGCCCCAAATAACTCCACCCCAAACAAGGATGCCATCACGGTCAACATAAAGTCCGCATTTACCAGGGATCGTAGAGGCATCGACATTAAATTGATCGGTGTCAATGCCTGAAAGCATTAGGTGGCCGCTTAAGGTCCCTGGTTGGTTCAGTTGTTGCGTAAAAGCGACTCCCGTTAATGGAAGTTCAGCAATGATCGTATTTGTGAGAAGGTCTACAAATAAATAACGATAGGTGGTAGCCATACCGTCACGCCTCTGTTATAACTTCAACCCAGGTAAGTGTCTCTTCATTCCAATCATAAATTTTGCCATCAGTTGGGTAAGAAACTGGCGCTTCCCATAAACAGGTGTCATCATTTAAAATCCAAGATGCGTATGGTTGTGAGTGAATAAACGCATCACGAACAGGATCATAAATAGCATTAAACCCCGCAAAGTTTTTGCGGAAGTTCTTATTGTACGAAGTTTGAACCCATGTGCCGCCGTAATGAGCAACGCAAAAGTCAATACCTTTTTGTTCAGACTCGTTACCGTTTTCATCAAGCAATTCATTGTTATGTACAACAATTACATTGATAACTTTATTGTTTTCATCTAGTTCTGCAAAGTGTGCCATTAGAAAGTTATGCTCCCGCTTCCTGTCCATTGGTAAATTCTGTAACCGCCTGATGTTGTGATTGTTGGTGATCCTGTTGTTGATGTTGCGAGTGCAAAAGTGTCAGCGTAGCGAATACACACAAATCCTGAACCACCTGCGCCTTTTGTGCCGACATTTCCATTACCGCCGCCTGCGCCGCCGCCAGTGTTTGCCGTTCCATTTGCGCCAGTAGCCGCGCCAGTTGCGCCGCCACCTGTGCCACCTGTGCCGTAATTACCGCCGCCACCAGTTACGATCCCATAAGAAACACCGCCACCGCCACCTGCGTAGGTAACTGACGATCCAGTTATTGAAGATGCTGAACCATTACCGCCATTGCCTGGAGTATTTACGCTGCCATTACCACCAACAGCACCAGCACCACCACCGCCGCCGCTTGTTGTTTGATTGCTACCTGCTCCACTACTACCGCCACCATTATTACCTTGCCCAGCCGTGCCAGCACCTACTGTGCCGCCTGCACCACCATTCGAACTTGTTGCAGCACTACCTGAACCACCACTAACACCATTAGTGCTGGAAAAACCATCTCCATGCCCACCGCCTGTTGATGTAATACTAGAAAATACGGAGTTTGAACCGTTTGTGCCTTGAGTACGCCCACCGCCCATGTTTATGTTGCCAGCCGTGCCACCTGCGCCAACAGTTACAGTTATTGCCGACCCTGCGCTAACCGCAAAACCGCTTGCTGTTCTATAACCACCTGCGCCAGCGCCAGCGTGTAAAGCGCCACCACCACCTGCAATAACCAAGTATTCGACGGTTGATGTTACTGGAACAACAGGAGTTACTGAGTTAGATGCGGCAGATGCGGCAGATGTTCCATTAGCGTTAGTTGCTGTGACTGTGAATGTGTAAGCAGTTCCGTTAGTTAATCCTGAAACTGTAATTGGGCTTGAGCCTGTTCCTGTTACTGATCCAGGAGAAGAAGTTGCCGTAAATGTAGAGATCGCCTTGCCACCTGTTGCGCCCGCTGTATAAGCAACTGTTGCGCTTGCATTTCCAGCCGTTGCTGATCCAATAGTAGGAGCCGCAGGAACAGTTGTAGCAGTGACGCTTGCGGAAGCCGCAGAAGCAGCGGAAGTTCCTGCCGCGTTTGTCGCGGTGACTGTGTAAGTGTAAGCCGTGCTTGACGCAAGACCTGTCACAATAATTGGGGATGAGGCTCCTGATGCGGTAAATCCGCTTGGACTTGAAGTTACAGTAAATGAAGTGGCAGCGGCTCCTGCGCCAGCAGTAAAAGCAACAGAAGCAGCGCCATTATTAAATGCGCGTGCTGTTCCAACATCAGTAGCCGTTACACCTGTTGGAATTCCAGGTGCGCCTTTTGCAGACGAGGCTACAACTCCTATGATCGGCATTATGAAATGTCTCCCACAACCACCCAGTTATTTGAGGACAATTTGATGCAAGTTGCTGATGAATAACGAACGCGTAACTTTGGTGCATTGGCCGTTGCACCTGTTGAATTTACTGTTGTTGTTCCAGCGGTAACCGCTTGGATTGTGGTTTGCCCTGCGCCAATTTGTAAAACTGTGATTTGAGTTCCGTCAGGGAAAGCAACTGAAGCGTCTGTTGGAATAGAGAAAGTATTTGCAGAAGCGTTGTTCATTGTTACAATTTGACTATTGTTCGCAAGAACCGCCGTGTATGAAGCGGTTTCAGGATCAATTGCTAAATTAATTTTTGCGTCAGTTAAAGTCTTATTTGTTAAAGTTTCAGTACCAGTCAATGTTGCTAAAGTTACTGTGCCTGTTGGAATTGTGACTGTTCCGCTGTTGCTGATAGATGAAATAACTGGAGTGGTTAAAGTTTTATTTGTGAGTGTTTGCGTACCAGTTAGTGTTGCTACAGTAGAGTCAATAGCAATTGTGCCTGATCCAGTTATTGTGCCGCCTGTTAAACCTGTACCCGCTGTAACACTTGTGACAGTTCCAACTGCGCCAGTAATAATGTAAGAAAGCGAGTTCCAAGCAGTCGAACCGTTGCCGATCTTGGCCTTGTTAGTGTCTGTCTCATATCCCCACTCGCCTGAAGCAAGGGTCGGATTTGCGGAAGTCCATTGAGCAGCAGTTCCTCTGCGTATCTGAATCTGCGTTACGACTGCCATTATGGAGTACCTCCGTTAAAGAATTGTGTCGCCGTGTCATCGTACTGACCATTGTTATACGGTGCAATACTATCAAATTGCCCCGCATCTATTTGGCTCTCGGCGGGGGTATTCACAACTTGAACCCAGGCTAAACCGTTGTAAACCATTAAGCCATAGGTTGTGTTGTAATAGAGATCCCCTGTTCGAATAGAGGGAATATTAATGTCCGTATCTGAAACAGGAACATTTGTGGGAGTTAAGGCTAAACGGCTCATGTTATGTCGCCGACCACTAGCCAGTTATTGTTTGTAGTTTGAATGGCGGTACAGGTACTGTATTGAACTCGCAAAGATGGTATTGCTGCTGTTGCTCCTGTTGAAACAAGAGTGACCCCAGCGCCTCCTTGAATTGTTGTTGCGCCCGATCCATAACGCGCGAAAGTAATCTGAGCGCCAACAGGGTAGTCAACAGTTGAGTTAGGCGGTATGGTCACCGCAACTGAGGAAGCATTTGTAAGCGTTACAAGTTTTCCGTTATCGCTGGCTACGGTTGTGTAGGTAGTTCCTGTTTGTGCGTTAACGGCAAAGTTTAAACCTGGGGCTGGAAGGTTGGTTGTTACCTCGGGGCGTGTGTCAGTAATATTTGCAGCGTTGATCTGAGTGACACCAGCGCCTACGGCCACCGTTGCTAGTGAGATTGAGTTGGCGGGAGTTGCAGGGGCGGTAGGCGATCCAGCAGGAGTACCTGCTACAACTTGGTAAATCACATCATTAAAAGCGCCTGAATAATAAGCGTCACGAACTGTTGCGACAATTCTATCTATTCTTGGGTTTGTAGGATCGGCCGTTGTAATTGTTTGCGTGACGGTGGCATCGTTATAGAAAGTGTAAACGCCCATGTTGGCTTGAGTGGTTCCAACAACCGCTGCCCATCCCGAAGCAACAAGCACAGACATACCTGCGGGAGAATTGGGAGTAACCGCCATGGAAGCAGAACCGATGATGCCTGTGGTGGCATACAGGGCTTGCTGAATCAGTCGATCGCTTTCAGCAGGATAACTTCCTGATTGTAACCAACTTGGAGGCGATACAAGTGTCATTTATTCTCCTAAATGTAAGCAGACTGCCATGTTACAACGGCCTGGGTTGTTCCTGCCACGGTTCCTGTGCCAGTTAAATAGAACTGATTGTTCCCTGGTTGAGCAGAAAACCATGTGCCTGAGATAAGTGTATTACGAGCAGGGTTTCCATTCAGCGTGATTAGTTTATTGTAAAGATCGACATTTAACACATCGCTGCTTGAATAAGTTCCCACAAAGTTTAAAGCGGCATTTTGAGTTGTGTTACCAATTGTCGGGTTTGTGATCGGGCCGCTTATAGCGATGTTGGGATAGGTAGTGGCCCAACCAGCGTTATTGATTGTGGTTGAAATAATTACAGAACCGCCGCCATAAGTTACAGGGTAGGTGCGGTCATAAACGCGGCCTGTTGGCGGAGTATAAGCCAGGGTTGCGGTTTGAATATTGCTGGCATAGACATTTGGGTCGGGGCAAAAGAAAGTAACCTGAGCAACGATGTAGCCGTAGGTGTAGTTGGGGTCTACGGTGGCCCTCAAGCCTCGTACGCGGGCGTAGACGACCTGCTCGGTGTCTGCGTTAGACATCAGAAAATAAAGAGGCGTAGTGCCGCTCTGTTGGGGTAACAGCGCCCTTTGAATGGTGTTGAAATTGACTTGGGCCGAAGCGCCAGGGGAAGCCAGGCAAAGGAACTGAATGCTTATGTCGCGGCCCGATAGAAAGTCACGGCCCGAGAACATACCGTCTGCGTAGCCTCGGTTGTCGTCTTGGCTGCGGATGTTTGGAAGCGCCTCTAACCCATCAACCGACTGTATTTGATAAGGCGATCCAGCGCCGCCAAATACCTGATTGTTAAATGAGAAGGAATAATTAGCAATTACGGCTGGCATTATTCGGCAACTCTCAGAGAGTTAAGTTTGGTTAGAAGTCCACCTTGAGTGAAATTGCCTCCAACGGTGACCGCAGTTCCGTATTTAATAGCAGTAACCACGCTGTTTGCAGTTGACGATGGGTCGGTCAAATTCACACCTGAAATATTAGTTGTAATGTTTGTAACTGGTGCGCTTGTTGTTATTGGCACAGTTGATGTAGGTGTTGGTGTTGTTCCTGTAATTGTTGGAACGATACCCGCATTAAGTTTGGCAGCGTTTGCGGTGGCTAAACCCTTAGTTGCGGCTGCAACTTCGGCAAGTTTTGCTTTAAGAGCGGCCAACTTATCAGAAGTGGTTGCATCAATTTCATCAATTGCTTTCTCAAAAGCAAGTTGAGCATCTAGCAAGGCTTTCTGTAGAACCTTTTGCGCTTCGGCTAAACCTTCATCAAGTTTCTTTTGGGCTTCTGCGCGAGCCTTTTGTAATATTGAAGCGGACTCAGCAAGAGAAGCCTCAAGTTTTGCCTTGGCATCAGCAATCGCTTCTTGTAATTGTGTAGCCGCTTCCAACATACGAGCATCGCGTTCGGTCTTGGCTTCGGTCATAGCACGGCTGTATTCGGCGTTAGCCTCGGCTAGAGAGTTCTTTAACTCCAGGTCAACTTCGGCCAAAGAGTCCTTCAGATCAATTGCTACCTGGTCGTAAGCATCC